GTCTGTAGATTTCTTATTCTCTGCAGCCCAGGCCTCTAAAACCATTTCCTGTGGTACACCCTCTCTCTTAGCTACCCTAAGAGAGTGATATTCTTTATCAAATGGTTCTTTATATTTAGATAGCAGAGTCGTGGTAGATATATATCTATCCTTTGTCTCCGTATTAGTATATGTGTGAGAATCGCTATCAAATACAATCATAAAACAATTGTATTGTAGTTCGTTATAAAGTCAATTAATAATATGTACCGTAAATATCAGTATTATTCGATGACATGTCTAGAACATCCTCCTTAGACGTCTCGTTAATATCACTATCATAAGATTTATTTTTAATTACTAGCTGACTTGCAATCTCATGAATCGTGCCTTGAGTTGGATCGTAGTTTAAATCACTATGATTAAGAGGTTCCTCGTATACATTCCACTTATAATATTTACTACCTATTCTTAGTGTAACATAACTTGTACTGTTATATAGGAGCGTATTATTAGTTGTAGGTACCACATCTTGACCGCTTGGAACAAATTCAATAGCAAGCCATGATAAATTATAATTACCCACCGTTAGATACATTTGACCATCATCATACGTATATTGATTATACACACTATTAACTTCTGAAACTGGTCCCCAAAATATCTTTTTATCGTTAACAGTAGTTGCAGCTATACTAACAAATTTATTTTCATAAACTTGATCATTAACAGGTTCCTGCGGAGCATTAGGTTCAAAGGAGTATTCATATCTCTTAGCTCTCAATCTGTATACATAGTGACCCATAAGAGGGTTTAGTGAAGATACATCTTGATCTACTCTCTCCGTAATCTCAAATACTTTAGACCCCCTGCCGTTTGGCCTATCACATCCTAAAGATATAACTTCAATTAAATCACCAGCTTTAGGTTCAATTGATTGATTAAAGCTAGCATAATTGACAGCTGGAGATAGAGTATCTGTAAATGTTGTTATGTGTAAAAATCCAGTTAAATCATCTCCTGCTGCATATCCAAATTTAGATAGATTAATAGAATTTTCAGACAACTCAATATACATCTGTAACGCATGCGGCCCATTAAATTTACTCAAGGCATCTTGACCGTAGAGTGTATCTGCGTTGGCTAAATTAAAGGTATTTACATAATAGTAGATAGGTACACCGTAACTATTAATAAGGTCTTTAAACGAATTGTCATATATTAACTGCTCTGCTTGAAAATTTCCCGGATTAAAAAACTGTGAGCATGCTTGATTAGCGTTTGCAGCAAATATACTATTCGGATTACAATCTTGACGTGTTGTGTTACAGCTCATATACGTTTACGAAAGATTCCTGTGTTACCTAATACATCTTCTGACATCTCAACCTCTACTCCAGAATTACCTAAAACCTTAGTCTCACCGGGACTAAACGTAATATCATATTTTACTAGTAAATTCATAAGAGGTTGACCTGATAATTTAAGTGATTGGGCCTTGCCACCCACTATATTATCTACTAAAGGATCTTTATGACTATAAGTTTTATTAACAGTGTTCTGATTAATTCTACTTAATACTCTATTAGGATCTTTACCATTTGTCATTCTAGGATTAACAATTGGGTCACCTTTATAATATTCGATAATATAATCTTTAAAAGCAATCATTATTATTATTTATACAAAAAAAGCCTAATGGCTTTCACCATTAGGCTTGTATTATTTTGTTTTATTTAGTTTATTGTTCGAAAGCTGATTTACCGGTTTTAAGAGATCCAACTTTATTGCTCTTACCATCATTATATTTTTTAGCATTGACACCAGCGTGACCTAGATCACCATCATCACCAACTTTATCGGTATACTTCGATGATGCACCGCCAGAGGAGACCTTAAGATTTCCTACTTTATTACTTTTACCATCATTGTACTTGGCATTGACTCCAGCGTGGCCTAATTCTTCTTCATCTTCTTCACCCATCTCCATACCACCCATTTCATCTTCACCACCCATATCATCTTCACCACCCATATCATCTTCACCTGGCATTTCATCTTCACCCATTGCAGCGCCGATGACATCTAAAAGTTTTTCAGCAGTTGCACGGTCAAGAGTAAAGGTAACGTCATCGCCTCCCCCCTCTTCATCGCCTAATTCATCATCAGGTGTTACTTCATCTAGGCCAAGAGCATCGAGGTCATTACCCTCCTCTGCTTCATCACCATAGGGGTTACCAGATTGACCTCCCGGCATGCCGAAAGATTCTTTCATAACATTGGCGTATAGTCTGTCGAATACGGATTTTTGTCTCATAAAATTATTTAGGCTTTTGCGCGCTATTTTTCTACTTTCTTTTAAACTTTCTTCATCTTCCTCTTTGCTTTGATTAGCTCTACACTGAGCACAATCATCGCAATCACAACCCTCAGCTGCATGCTTACAACCCTCTTCTTCATCTTCCTCAGATAGTCTGTTGATGTTATACAAATTTTCTTGATCCTTACCTTTACCTTTACCTTTTAAGTTTCTTCTATCAACTACTTTAGTGCTAAATCCTGACTTCTCATTAGGTCCACCAGCTTGTAAAGGAGCATCACCAATCTCGTTTACACTCTCACTAACCGTCTTTACCTTATTAAGGATGTTACCATAAACATCTCCTAATAAATTAAATTCTTTATTTTTAGATTTCGACATATAACTATTTATACAAAATGTCCTCTAATATTACTAAAAATGAATACTATTTAGGAAATCCTAACCTACCTAACAAACACTGGAAAGGTGAATATACAAAGGACATGGTACACCATCTCAAAAAGAGTAAAGCTAATCTTCTACACTTTGCAGAGAACTTTTTCTATATTATCGATCCAGATGAAGGTAAGGTTGTAATCGAGTTATTTCCTTTTCAGAAAAGAATGCTACGTACTCTAAGAGATAACAGAAATGTTATACTTCTAGCGTCGCGTCAGGTAGGTAAAACAACAATGTTATCAATCTACGCTTTATGGGTTGCCTGCTTTAACGAATATCAGAATATTGTTATTGTAGCAAATAAAGAAGCAACTGCAATTGAAATCTTTCGAAGAGTAAGGTTAGCATATGAGGAGTTACCTAACTGGTTAAAACCAGGTGTTAAAGAATACGGTAAAACCTCTTGTGAATTTGAGAATGGATCACGCATTGGTATCAGTACTACAACTGGGTCAGCTGCTCGAGGCGCTTCTATTAATTGCCTTATCGTTGACGAGATGGGATTCGTTGAACCTCAATCTATTCTAGAAGACTTCTGGCGATCAGTTTTTCCAACCATTTCACGCTCTAAAAAGTCAAAAGTATTAATAGCTTCTACTCCAAACGGTACTGGTAATTTGTTTCATAGACTCTATGACGGTGCTGAGAAAGAGGAGAATGGGTTTGTTTACGAAAGAGTTATATGGTCCGATGTGCCAGGTAGAGATGAGACATGGAAGCAGGAACAAGTAAAAGCACTTGGTAGTATGGAGTCCTTCCTTCAAGAGTTTGAATGTCAATTTTTATCTACCGGAGATTCATCTTTTGATGAAGGATTATTTTATGATCTAGCACAAGCATGCTGTGATCCGAAAATAGTTCTAGATGAAGGTCATTATAAGATATGGGAAGAACCAGACCCGAACAAGTTATATGTAGTTGGGGTTGATATTTCTGAAGGTGTAGGTATAGATGCTAGTGTTATACAGATACTTGATATTACAGATATAAAATCTATAAAGCAAGTAGCTGTATATCATAATAGAATGATAGCGCCTAGAGAATTTACAAACAAATTACATTCTATTTTAAGAAACTGGGGCAATCCTCTAGCCTTAATTGAACGTAATAATTGCGGAGCTCAAGTAGTAGATAGATTAGTTTTTGACATCGGATATGAGAAAGTTGTTTCTTATGGTGCAAAAGTTGCTAATAGAGATAAAGCTCAAGTAGGTATGATTGCACACACCAACACCAAATATAAAGGAGTCATGAATATGAGGTACTTTGTCAACGAGGTTAAAAGTGTTGAATTTAGAGATATAGATACTCTTAAAGAGTTGAAAGACTTTGTTAGACATCCTAACGGGGTATGGAAAGCAAGAGGTACAACTCATGATGATAGAGTGATGTCCTTGATATATGCCTTGTTTATACTCGAGAAAGAAATTACTGAGAGATTCTTTGATATTTTAGAGCTTGATATATACGGTAAACCCGCTGCTATCGAGCCTATGGACTTTGGGTTGAAGATGTTTGAAGACCCTACCTCTATATATCTTGATAATGAAATTGCAGGTAGTAGTACTGCTGGTCTTGGAGCTGTAGTATTTGGCATGGAAGATACAGAAGATACTAGTGACTTAGATGATCTTCTATCGTCTGGATGGGTTCAGCTAGGTTAATTCTAAATATAAATATGTCATCTAATTTCTATCAGCAGTCAACACTAAACAAATCTCGTGCAGATAAATTTCGTATGGTATTTACCATACCTGCTGCTTTACGTAAGATAAATAGAAAACAAGAAAGATCAAATTTTACTATTAAAGAGGATTCAATGCAGCTATCCGTCTACGGCACAATAGTGCCTGAAATTGTTGTACCTGCTTTAGAGATAAGATATACCGGTAGCACACTCTATAATTCAACTCACTCTAAAAACCCATATCCGCCAGTAACAGTTAACTTTACCATCGATAACGAATATAATAACTACTGGGTTATATACAAGTGGCTAAATCTATTACACGATGAGAAAACTGGTACCTTCGATAAAACTAATCTCATAAGCGATGATGTATTTCTTGATTATCAAACTAATATTTCTATTTATGGTCTAGATGAATATGAGAATAATAGGATTAAGTTCACCTACACAAAAGCCTTTCCTACTGGTATAGGTGGTATAACATATAACTACCGCGATGGACTAGAGATACAGTCAACGTTTACATTCGTGTACTCGCAGCTACACACTGAACTTTTAAGTACATAAAAACGAAAACATGACTGCAAAAACATAAATATTTGTATGTCAAAACGAATGATACAATCACCAGGTGTGGAGATCAATGAGATAGACTTATCTCTTAGACTACCGACACCTGCAGGAACTACCATATATGCTACAGGGTTTAGTGATCAAGGTCCAGCCGATGAAGTTGTCCAAGTCTCAAGTATTAATGAGTTTGAGCAAATTTACGGTTCACCTAAAACTCCTGCTGAGAGATATTTCTACCATACTGTAAAGGCCTGTGCTAGCTCGCAAGCTAGAATCTTAGTCAATAGACTACCATACGGTGCAGATACAGGTGACGGGTTTGGATCTTATGTATCAGTATTAGCTTATCCAGCTGCAGTTTCAAAAACAAATTACACTGGAAGTTCTGCCACAAGCTTTACCACTCTAACAGGTCTATCTTCACAAACTAATACCTTCACTGACTCTGATACATTATCAAGTGAGTTAACTTATTTCTTAGGTGCTCCTCGTCAATTTAATCTAACTCAAACTCAATATAGTGGATTGCTTGCTGGTAGCTATGTGACATGGAAAAATACAATAAGCTCGTTCAGTGCAGCAACTAACCCCGCTGAATTTATAGGAGCTGCAGCGGTTGTTGTAGTTAATAAAGGTCAGTCAACTATCAATAATCAAGGTCATGGGTACTACGTTGGTATAGCTGATAATACAGCAATAAATCCAGCAAATCCTTATAATTCTATATTAGATGTTTATACAGCGTCGATGTCAGCAGGTTCAACCGGTATAACAAAAGCCAACTACACCAAGATACCTACTACAAGATTAGACTTTGCTCTCTCTGCAGAGCCTGGATACATTCAAAATAGTGTGTCGCAGGTAATGGAAGAAGGTATTGTGTCTTACGATATTAGTTCTAGATACTATGACGATACCTTAACTGTTGGAGTATTTAAATTGCGTCAATCTGTATTCTCTAACAGTCAAGACAATAATGCATTAACCTATATTCGAGAGGAAGGTTACAATGGCTCTATTGGTTATGATCGCACAAAGCCTAATCAAGATGGTCCTGCTGCTAATTTCTTCTTAGAGAATATTGAAAGTGGTTCACGTAATATTGAGATTTTAATTAATCCGTATATATCTAATGTTAATTCAACTGTACCTCTTAAAGCAGACGGAACTCCAAAGAGAAAAATAAGAGTATTAACTCAACAACTCAAAGACTTAGCTACCGCTGATGGATCAGTATTAGTTGGAGCTACTAGCGGTCAAATTGCATCCTATATCTCATCATTGAGCACAGCAGATGCTTTATTCCCGCTCGGAGCTTATACGGATAGTAGCAATAGTCTTAAGGTTATTGGAAATGTACCATCTAAAATCGAAAGAGCTTTAGAAGGTGTTAGAAACTCAGAAATTTACGATGTTGATATACTTGTTGAAGGTGGTCTCGGAACTATCTACACCACTACAGACTGTCTTAACTTAACTTATTTTAATGATACAGCTAACGTACCAGCTATAGAAGAGTTAAGATCATCAAGCGATTTATCATCAAATGATGCACGAGATAATTATACGACTGTGTTTAATAAATTTGCTAACTTCGCTGGACCACCAAAAGATGGAGGTCGTGGTGATATACTATTCCTAGCAGATCCATTAAGACAAATTCTAGTTACTGGTAAAGAATCGAAAATATTAGCAGACAAAACTAAGATCTTCACAAGAGACGTCTATTGGGCTCTTAGACATCAATTTGAACTTACTAATACATCTTATGCTGCAACGTATGCAAATTACCTTAAGGTATTAGACGATTCAAGTGGAGTTTATAACTTTATTCCACCATCTGGATTTGTAGCTGCTAAAATAGTAGCAACTGATTCTGAAATTGGTCCATGGGGTGCACCTGCCGGCTTTAATAGAGGTATATTAACTAACGTTGTTGACGTAGCTATTACTCCTAATCAACATCAACGTGATAGCTTATATCAAATTAATATTAATCCAATTGCTACTTTCGCTGATCAAGGTGTAGTTGTATTCGGCCAAAAGACATTACTTAAAAAGCCGAGCGCATTTGACCGGGTTAATGTTCGTAGAACTTTCCTATACTTAGAGAAAGCTACAAAGTCAGTAATGAGATTCTTCATATTTGAAAACAATACCTTGTTTACACGTGCACGAGTTATTAATACCCTATCACCTTTCTTTGAAAGAGTAAAGGCTGCTGATGGATTATACGACTACTTGATCGTATGCGATGAAAGAAATAATACTCCAGAAGTAATCGATAATAACGAGTTAATAGTAGATATATATCTAAAGCCAGTTAGAACTGCAGAATTCATTAGAGTTAACTTCTACGCAACAAGAACCGATGCTAACTTTGAAGAGTTAGCCGGTGGATAAGAGCTAATTACATAAAGTAAAAAATAGCAGCATTAATGCTGCTATTTTTTTTGTAATAATCCTCTATAAAGATATAAATAATAATATGCCTGTAAATCAAAACATTCAAAATTTTTATAGAGTTGCCGCTTCTCGAGACTTCTCTCGTGACTTTCTATTCCGTGTAACAGATCTAAAGCTAGATGGTTTACCTGCTATGAACGAAGAGCAGTTAATTTATGCCAAAGCTGCCTCTTTACCAGGTAGAAATATTACAAACGTAGCAGTTCCATATATGGGACTACCTTTAAATGTTCCTGGTAACGCTACTTATCCAGGTTCTGAAGGATACACACTTAATTTCTTTCTTGACGCAGACAGCTCATTAAGAAATTACTTTGAAGTTGCATCACGTAATTTATTTAATGATCAAAGTTCTACAGGAGCCTATGGTACTCCAGATGAAAGCTCTTACATTACCTTAGCTCAGCTTGATAAGAATTTAGAAATTATCTCTAACTATAAATTAATAGGTGCTTCTTTAAGAGCTATTAACAATATTGATTATACCATGTCTGCTGGTACAGGTCAGACTGTCGATATAGGAGTTACAATATCTTATCACTTTTACGTCAATCTCTAGATTAGACTTAAATATATAAGTGGCTACATCACCTATACGTTCTAGATTAGCACTGCATCAGGCTTGGATAAGCGATTTACCGTTAAAGTTTCTTTGGACGGTAAATTTTTCTACTCGCTCAGGTAATAGTACAGCTGAGCTTGGAAACAACATTAGTAGAGTGCTTTCGAAATATGAAAGACGAGAGTCAAGGTTTTGGAAAATTAACTCAAATCAATTATCAGATCAATCTGACCCATCAGGAAGCTTTGGATTACTTGTAGCTCAAACTATAGCTTTTCCAAATGAATCATTTAAGATATCTACTCAAGGTGTAGAAGAAATGGGAGGATTTATTAAGGGTTATGTTGGTAGTGAGAGAGGTGAATACGGTAGTGGTAACAAGCTTGATATAACTTTTCTTGAGACTAATGTTGATATAGTTGATAATTTTATAAAACCTTGGATTATAGCATGTTCACATAGAGGGTTGATAGAAGATGGAAATAGTCAGGAGGATATAAAGTGTAATATAACAGTTGATCTGTTCACTCGCGATAAGAGGTCATACTCTAATCCAAATATAAGTTATAGTCCGTTTCCAAGTAAATTAGAGCCTCGTAAACGCATTGAATTTTACAATGCGGTGCCATATAATGTAGAAGGAGACTCAATAAGTTATGGTGAACTAACAGAAAGCGATTGGAAAAAAACTGTAGCATTTGCTTTTTCTCACTATAGTGTGGTTACACCAGACGATTGGTTGTCTGACTAATTATGTTGCAGTTTTCTATACTAGTTAAGTTACCGAGTGGTCGATCCATAAGAGTTACAGAGTTATCCAATAAGCTGTATCTTACTCTTGTTAAGTATAGTGAGAATAGAGACCTTGAAGGTCTGAATCGCTTCTTTATAGAATTACTTAACATACCATATGACTTAGATAT